GCTGCAGGTGACACTCGCCGCACGGTTTGTCTTGCTGCCGCGCTGCCATCTTTTCTCTAAACACGCGCAGACGTTCGGCCTCACGCTCGCGCCATCCGGGGTCGAACAGGTCACGCCACACTGCGGGCTGCTTATTCATCCCTCACCCCCTGCCGCTTTCGTCGGCTCAATCAACTCGACCGCTGCGGCCATGACCAGAATCAGGTCTATGCCGATTAGATTCTTATTCGTGCAAACTTCCGTGGCCGTCTCAATCACGCTTTTGCCGGTCACGTGAGACGTGCGTTGCAGGATCGTCCCGAGTTCCTCCATGCGCTTCTTGTAGTTCGCGCCGCACAGCCTCCGCGCTGCGTCGCGTATCTCATACAGCCGCGCGGCAATCTTCACGGTCCGCTCGTCGCTCATCCCTCACCCCCTGCCGCGCGCAGGACGGCGATGCAATCGCCCGGATAAAGCCATGCTCCGGCGCTTTCCCAAATTCTGAAATGGTCTTCACGTTCGTTGCGCACAAGCACTTCCGGCTCCACCTTTTCCGCCTCGGCCAGCGCGGCGCGGAGGGCTTCCATTTCGGGCCAGCGTGTAACGCGCTTTCCTATCGATTCAAGTTTGGAGACGTTGCTATCGTGGTCGTTCAGCAGCGCCCTCGCAGCATCCTCTAGCGTGCTCATCGTCCGGCCTCCTTCATTCGTACGTATCCCTTCGCTCGGTAACAGTTAGGTCGCCGCGTTAGCGGAATGCTCGTGTAAGGCGGTCGCATGTCTATCGGGACATCTTTCGCTTGCTCAAACGTCGCCTCCGCAAGACTCCAGCACTGTGGGCCGCTCTCAGTCTCGTTCAATCCCATGCGGTTGTAGTTGTAGAAGTCGTCGCGACACCCGGCGCAGTCTTTCTTCGTTGGCTTTTTCATCGTCCGGCCCCCTCATCCCACCATCGTTGCATCGCATCGCGAAGCGATTTCGGAAACTCTATGCACATCGCTGCCTCCGCAGCTTCAACGACCCGCATCGCCCGCTCAAGCTCCGCGCGGGCGGCGTCTCGCTCTTTTGCTGCAAAGTAATACTTTTCGTTCGCCTTTCGCCACGCTTGCAGGCATTCGACATTCTCCGCGCGGGCGGCGGCTAATGCCTCATTGCATGAGGCTAGTTCGCGTTCAAGGTCGCAAGCAAATTGCCAAAGCTCGCCCCTCGGTGTCGGGTGGTCGCTCGAATCTCGAAGCGCATCCGTTCTCGGTGTATCGCTCATCGTCTGTGCCCCCATTCTTCTAATGCGTCAAACATGGCTTCCAGTTCCCGAACGTCGGACGGGCCATCTGCGACGCGGAAGGCAATGGCTGCGTTAACAACCTTCATTGCACGTTCAAGCCTTGCGCTAACGACGGCAAGTTCGGCTTCAATCTCTCGGGTTACGTGCGCCTTCGTAACTTCGGTGCCGTCGTCCAGGGAAAACGACGCGGCGTCGGTTCTCGGTGTGTTATTCACGCTGTGGCCTCCCACGGTAGATCGTCCTTGAGCGCATGAATCCGCGCCCCTTGTGAAACCATGTCTTGCACAAACTGCTCGCCGAGAACGATTCCGCCATCGGCGTTGCGCAGGTCGGCAGACTTGTACGGCGGCTGCGCAATCGTCTTGCCGCTCTCATTGATGCGCCACGTCACCGCACCATTTGACTCGGCGCTCTCAAGCGTCAAGTGCTTGGCAACGAGCGCAGGGATATACACGTGCGCATCGCATGCGGTGCCGTCTGTGTTCCTGGCTTGTTGCTCGCAGCGCCATTGCCCGTTCTCCACGGGCGTGCTGTGGGCACAAGTGCGGCAGTTCACTTCCGGCAACTTGTCACCGTGGCAAATGCTGGAGAACGGACACAGTTTGCAGACGAAATGCTCGGCATCGTCAGCAATGCGCGGCGGCGGCTCGGGGCTGTCGATTACGTACTGTGCAGTTTCAAGTATCCGGCGCCCGAGGTCGGGATCGGACTTCACCCGCTCTATGTAAATCTCGTCCGTGTCTTTGTTGACTGCCACATAAACAGCGGCAGGCAGATCGGCTGGCGTCATATATGCCTGCATCTGCCAGCGGTGCCGTGCGGGGATGCCATCCTTCAGCAGTGCTTTGTAACTCTTGTCCTTGTGCGTCTTGCACTCAAACAAGTGCGGCGTTTTCGGCGCTTCCGGCAATCCCTGCACAACGCCATCCATTGACCCGCCGAAATGCCCGTCACAGGCCGACACGGTGAACTGCTGCCCGTTCTCGTCCGTGTCCCACACTTGGCAACCAATGGCGCGCAGTTCGTCAAGAATCCTGCTCTCTTCACGCTTGCCGGTATCGAACAGCCGCAGCATCCGGCCGTCAAACTGCTGAGCCAGTGCCCAGCGGAACACGTACCAGATATGCCGCTTGCACTCGTGGCCGATGACGCTGGCGCCCAGGTGCTTGCGGTGCGCGGGCTCTTTCGCTTGCTGTGCCGCGTGCCATTGGTAAATGGCTTCGGCGGTGCTGTGCTGTGGGGCGGGAAGTTTGGGCATGTCAGTTCGCTTGATGGTGGCAACCCACTGCGCCTAGGCTCTCTGTGGAAAGCCTAGCGGACTCGTAGCGCAGGGGCTGCCGTTGATCGTTACGCCGTTGCCGTCTTCTTCTGCCACGGCATTGCGCCACCCGTTGCCGCGGGCTTCGCAGGCGGCGCTCCCGTGCTGCGCTGCGCTTCGTAATAGCCGCGGATGCTCGTCTGATCTTCGCCCGTGTCCTTGCGCTTGCGCGTGCCCGTTTCAATCACGCACTGACGGCCGATAAGCTGATCGGTGTCAGTCAACTTCGGCAGGCCGACGGCGAGACACAAGGACGCGAATGCCGACTTGGCAATGCGCTCGGCTTCGGGATTGGCGTTGCTGATGTTGTACCGCTCATAGTGCAGGCGCTCGGCGTTGTCGCCGGACATGGCGCGGAACTGGAGTTCCACGTATTCCCCGTCACCGGCTTTCGTCGGCTTCACGTCGGCGCCTTCGATGGTGACGAGGTGCTTGCCGGGCCCCCAGGCGCCGCGGGGGGCAAGCGGTTCTTGTTCGTCTGCTGCAAAGTTGAGTGTTGCCATGATTTAAACTCCGGTGGTTTCGGTTGCGGTTTGTACTGCGGGGGTTGTCATGGCATCGGCAAATGCCTGCCACGACAATTCGAGCGGGGAATACAGGCCATAGCGGTTCTTCGCCAAAAACGCCGGCTGTCCCACGGTGTGCATGATTCGGCCTTCTGCAACGGCGCGCATGCGCTTTTCCTTCGCGAACTTCTGCTGCTCGCCGATCATCCGCACTTCGTGGGCAGCGAACAGAATGCAATCGCTGTATTCCTCGGCAAGTGCGCTTGCACGCTTGTGAAGCTTCAGATCGTGCCGGTCATAAGCGGACAACAGCGGATCTTCGACGCGCACGATCTGCGAGTGCGCAGTCATGATGACGGTCATGTTCCGGGCGTCACGCAGTGCTGTGATGCCGCGAAAGAACTCATGCCAGAAGCGAGCGGCTTCGACGTAGCCGCGCCCGTATCCCGGGCTCTCGATGGACGCGACGCCAAGCTCGCGGCAAGTGCGCTCCCATATCAGCGGCTCCAGCCAGTCGAGAGAGTCGATAACGACGGTCTGATACTCGTGGTCCTCCTGATACAGCGCGCCGATAGCCTCCAACACATCCTCGTAACGCGAGGCGAGCGGGAAGGCGGGAACGTCGAGCGTTCCGAGTCCGTCTTCGCACTGAATGAAGATGGGCGAGGGTGCCTGTGCGCCGAAAGTGGACTTGCCGATGCCGGGGTCGCCGAAGATGATGATGCGCGGCGGCTTCGGAGTGCTGCGTGCTACGTTTGCAAGTGAGATTGCCATTACGTTTCCTCGTTTCGGTTTAGATCATTCGTGCAATCAGATACAGCGCACCGACTACGACAGCCGCACGCCAGTGCAGGCCGAAGTACCAGCCGTTGTCGTTGCGCCAGCGTTCGGCGAGCATCAGTCGGCGCATGTGCCATCTGCCTTGGCGAGTGCGGCGCGGGCTTCGTTGCAGTCGCCGACAGTTACGTGGTTGCCCAAGACTGCATCAAGCAGAACGCGCAACGCTTCGTACAGATCGGGCGCTGCGGCTATCAAGCGGGCATCGTGGGGGCTAACATCAATTTCTGGATACCCGCCATAGCAAAAGGTGCCGCAATTAACCGTGACGGATACAACGTCCACGTACGTTTCGCACTGCTCCAAGCTAGTGCCGCTCCATTTCCACGGCCCCTTAGTAAACCCGCTCATTCCGTCGCCTCCCGCATCTGCTTCCGCCACTTGTCCCAAGCATGCTGTTCCTCAATGTCTTTTGCCGTAGCACGCGCAAGGCGCTCACGGTTGCGGCGGGCGTAGTAGTGGGCGCACTCAATCGATTCGAGCGCGTCGCGGGCCTGCCAGCGGTAGTAATGGCAGCGAATCAGGTGAAGTAGCCAGCGAAGGGCGTTCATTTGGCCTCCCGTGCGGCGAGCATGAAGGTGGCAAATGTGTAAGCGCGGCTTGCAAACTGCTTTTCTTTGCAAGGCTCTCCCATGCCAATGACCGCATAGTTCTGTCCACTGGCAATCATTCCCTGCAACGCCATCCCTGCAAACCAGTCGCGGAGGGACATGCCGGGATTTTGATTACACGGCGTTCCGTCGCTGTACAACTCGACGAACGGGAATGCTTGTCCGCCATCATTTGCGCTCATCAGTTAGCCTCCTGCATCACGCCACGGGAACAGGCATGGCATCCGTCTCCGGGGTATTGGTTGCGTGAGTAGCAACCGCAGTAAGAACACTTCGTCACGGGATAGAAGCTCATAGCAAGTTCCTCTCACACTGATTCGGATCAAACTTCGGCGGCTTGTTCACGACTAGCACGCCATCCTTGACGGACTGGCGAAACGGCCAGTAGCGTGGCGGGGGGATGGGGGTCATGCGTAATCCCTCCTATCGACGAAGCGCGAGTACGCTTCCCCGTCGTGGTTGCATACGTGACTGCCGGCTGGCAGGAACTCGGGCGCATCCAGACTGCCGCGGGTGTAGATGTTCATCATCCAGGCGTGGATCGAGCGGTTATCCTCGGCGCACTGGCAGAACGAGGTACGGAAGTCGTATTGGGTGAAGGTGTTCACATGTCCTCCCTATCCAGTCGCTTTTCCGCCACGATCATCAGCGGCTCAACGAGTGCGGCTTCAAGTGCGCGGCAGAACGTAATCAACTGATCCACGTTTGCGCTGCGGGAGTCGTGAATGCTCGGGATGACCTGCAGGATCGCGACAAGCATTTCGGTAGCGCGCGGAGTCTCGAGCAGCGCTTCCTCGACTTGCTCGGGATCGTTCAATAGTTCTTCGAGGATGTCGCCGAACCGCTCGCCGCGTTCGTAGGCGCGGTCGATGCGGGTTTGGGCGGCGTTGAGGTAGTTGCTCTCGGCGCGGGTGAAGGCGGTCATTTGATAGCCCTCCATTACGCTGCAACAAGGTTGGCGGGGCTGTAGCCGTTGCGCTTCTTCCATTCGTCACTGGCGCGCGCCGCCTTGCCCATGCTGATGACTGCATCCGGGCTCACCTTGTGAGCCTTGCCCATGTACATCTGGCGAAGGACTTTCGACGCGCAGATAACGCCCACGTTGAACTCTTCAGAATCTTCGTTGCGGACAACTACAGCGCGCACAAGATTGGTTTTGCCGCAGCAGTCGCAAACCGGGTAATCACTGGTTCCGACCATCGTGAACTTCGTGCCGTTAATCATTTGTCTGCTCTCCGTCTCGCGCCGCGTTGGGTGCGGCATGGGAGAGAAGTTACCGGATGCGGTAACTCATGTCAACCGTATCCGGTAAAAAGAGATGAAATATTTTTGGCAGGAAGGATTCCCGGCCGACAGTCGTTACTTTTGGGTACAGGTCTGGAAGCACTCAGCGGCAGGCTTGCGAGCGCGGTTCTCGCAAATGTCCATGCACTGAGTAAGGGGGTCTTTGGAGGTGGTATTACTGAATGATGCCGAGCACTGGATATCCGCCGCGCGTTGCTCCCACACGGCTAGAGTCTTTTGGCCTTCGGCGTAGTAGATGGCGCCCCACATGCCGGGCTGCGTCGCGCCTACAGCTACCAAGCCGCGGACACGGGCCATCTCGGCGCGTATGTTGGCGCACTCTGCGCGGCGGGCATCGTCGGACTGTGGGTGCGGGGCGTTGAGTACGTTCGAGCGGAACTGCTCATACTTGGCGTCGCCGGAACTGGCGCAACCGGCTAGTACTGCTAGACACAAGAGGGAATACCGCATCAGTGCGTTGCGCTCATCTGCTCCACGGCTGCCCGAAGGTTAGCATACAGACGGCGCTCCACTTCCGTCATGGCAAAGACCGGAAGATTTGTAGGGTCTAGCCCGGGCACAAGAAGCTGCCATGCCTCCAGGCCGAATGCCTTTGCCACCTTCGCCACCATGTCGATGCCGATAGAGGTATTCGATTCCTTGATCCGCTGCGCCGTGCCGTTCGCGATGTGGTATTGCGAGACGAGACGATGCCAGACCACGGAGCCGTCAGGCTTTCTCCCTGTGTGATGCGCTAGCAACGCTTCTACGTTGGCATGCAGCACGTCTGCCGGGTCGTGAGAGTCGCTTTTCTTCATGCCGTCAGAATAAAACCAGTCATTTACCGGGTGTGGTTGACAGGAATTACCATATCCGGTAAAATTATCGGCATGGATATCGACGCATGCCTCGCCTGGCTCAAGGCTCATGAGAAGGACGCACCCGCGTTGCGCGGCTTGTCGGAGCGCAGCGGTGTGCCGTTCCACACGTTGCGCAAAATTGCTAGCGAAGAAACTAAGGACCCGGGCATTAACACGATGCGCAAGCTCCTAGCCGTGTGGCCCGCGTTCCTGTGCGAGCAGTCAGAAGCCGCATGAAGCTCACCGACTGGATTCCGGGCGACGTGAAGCCGGTGCGCGAGGGCGTGTACGAGCGCCAGTATTCGGATATTTGTTTCGCTCCAGCCTTTTGTCTTTTTGAAGATGGCATATGGCGGTTTGCCGAGGTGGATATCCGCGTGGCTGCACGGCATTGGCGGCCTTCCCCGCATCAGAACCTCCCCTGGCGCGGACTCGCGGAGCAGCCGAAATGAGTTTGCCCGCCGACGTTTCCCTCTGCCTCGGCCGCTACATCGCCTCCGGACACAAGCAACAGTGCCCGAGCCGCGAGCAGTGCGCCCGGTTCATTCAGAGCGAAGAGGGCATCAGTCAGCGGGCGGTGATCAGCGAGTGCCTGTGCTGGGATTGGTCGAAGTTGCGGATCGATCCCGAATTGCCGTTTCTGATTCGTCAGACGGTGTCGCAATGAATTCTCCAGTGTGTTGCTCGTCTCCCTCGTCCGCCATTCGTGGCGGTTGCGCCTCGCCCAGCAATGGGCGGGGCTCTTTTTTGGGTGGCGAGTAGTCATGGCCGAATGCTGCCAGATCGATCCCGCCCAGGCACTCCGTCGCGTCGGAATCGTGGCGGAACGGCTGCGGAATGCGAAAGCGGCAGCAGTCGCCGATGCGCTCGGCAAGTCTGATAGCTGGGTCGACAAGGTGCGCAATGGCGAAAGCGGCGTGCTGCTGCACGATCTGCCGGCGCTGTTTGAAGCCCTGGGCATCAAGGCGGTAGACGCGGGCAAGGTTTGTGTGGACCGCGACGTTTACCAGTCCCTTAAAACGATTGCCGGTGCGGCGCTTGAGGCTCCGCAAAAGCTGGAGTGGGAATGACCGCCCCTTTTTTGTCCTCCGCCACCGCGGAAACACTCCCCCCCGCCATTGTCCGCGCACTGTCGCGGCAAGCACGGTGCGGTGGCGAACGTTGGGGCAGCGTATGACCCGAAACCAGCAGAAGCGAGGGATTTGATATGACAAAACGCCACTTCGCGCGCATCCCCGATCCACTGCCGGAATGGTTCTCGGTTGTGAACGACAACTCACTTCTATCTGCAAAAGATTTGGGGCAGCTATTCGGAGTAAAGCCGAATTCAATTTGGCACCGTTGCGTGAATTGCGATGACTTTCCTGAGCGCGTTCGATTCGGCATTGCACAGAACCCAAAGGGGTTTGTTGTGAATATGGCGCGCTGGCGTGCCAAAGACATTCGCGCATGGATCAAGAAGCGCGTAGCAGAAGGACGGTTCACGGTATGACCCGCGACCAGCAACTAGAAACCGCTATCCACGAGCTCACCGTGCTGCAGGCCGTCTGCGGCCAATACGGCGATCTGGAGACGGCGCGCATTGCGATGGAAGCGGTCAGGGCGTTGCATAAGCGTAGGACGCCGCAGGAAGTCATGAGGCAGGAATTAAAGCGGGGGATCGCGTGATGATGACGGCGGCGGATCACATTAAGCAGTGGGACAACTACGTTGCGGCGATCACCGCCAAACACACATTGCTCGGGCAACGCATGGTCTCGGTAATGCGCCTTTCTTTCCCCCCAGAAGAATATGCACAGTTCGGGCGTGAAATCGCCGAAGGACGCGCCGCGTTTATTGGCATGAAGGCAGATTGGGATGCGGAGGTGGAACGAATCGCGGCGGAATGGGACATCAATATCCGCGGCTTTCGGCAGACGAAAGAGAAGTTCGAAGAGATGTTTCGAGCAGTGCAGGAACGACAAGCGGGGATCGCGTGAGCGTGGCACTGTCAAAGGATCAACTGCAAGCCGTCCCCGCGGGCCTGAGAGAGCGCGCACAGTGGGTGCTGTGGCGATATACCCAGGTGGACGGCAAGCCGCGCAAGGTGCCTTACACGGTCTCCGGCGGGCATGCTTCACATGCCGATCCCAAGACGTGGGCAAGCTTTGATGCGGTCGTTAAAGCAATGCCGAAATACGACGGCGTGGGCTTCGTGTTCACGGAAGGCGACCCGTACGTCGGTATCGACCTGGATCATTGCTACGACTCACAGGGCACGCTGAAGGCATGGGCCGTGGATCTTGTGCGCATGGCCCAGGAACACGAGTGCTACATAGAGCGCACGCCATCCGGGCAGGGCCTGCACATTATCGGCGTGGGAAAGCTTCCCGGGCATGGTCGCAAGGTCACGCAGATAGGCGAGGATCGGCAAGGCGCAATCGAGGTCTACGACCAGTTGCGCTATTTCACCGTCACGGGTGACCAAACCGACCTGGGCGACGCCGATGGCGATGCTTCCAACATTCTGCAGTGGGTCTGGCGCTCCTACGGACTCAAGGACGATGCCCCCACGCACGTAGAGCCCGGCGTTGCGGTAGCGGACTCCGAAGCCGACCGGGTCGCCCTGTCGCTGCTTGAGCGTGCTAGCGCGGAATTCCGGGCGTTATGGCTCGATATGTATGACGTAAATCGTCACGGCACCGACCGTTCGGCTGTGCGGTTCTCGTTCCTCTGCCAGCTAGCCATGAAGCTCGCCACGACAGGCGCACCGCAGACCGTTGCGCTGCTTCGTGCCGTCGCCCTGCGTGCCCCATTCATCAAGTCCGAGATGTCGTCAGCACGCGGGCAGAAGTGGCCACGGCTGGCGGACAGCGAATGCACCCGGGCCTGGGCATGGGTCACGGAGCATGTGCAGGGGCTTGCGCAAGGCTCTCAGAGCGACGCGCAGGGCGAACCGCTACTGCTCACCTATGCGCAGCTTCGCGAAGCCTCTGAAAGCCTCTCATGGGTCGTCAAGCGGGTACTGCCGGCCGAATCCGTGGGCGTCATGTTCGGCGGTAGCGGGTCGTTCAAAAGCTTTCTTGCGCTAGACGTAGCCATGCGCATTGCCCACGGGTTGCAGTGGATCAATCAGCGCACCATCCAGGGCCACGTGGTCTACCTTGCCGCAGAGGGCGGGGTCGGCGTGTATCGGCGGGTAACTGCGTGGCACATGGAACACAAGCTGGACCCGAATGCCGGGAAGTTTCACTTCATCCGTAGGCCGCTCGCACTGCTCACAGAAGCCAAGTCCGTTCGGGCTGAGATTGAACATCTCGGCGTTCGGCCGGTTCTCGTCGTGATCGATACCCTTTCGCAGACGTTCACAGGGGTAGAGGACTCGTCCAGCGATATGGCGCCTTACCTTCGGTCGCTGCGCTCGGACTTGGCTCAGGCATTCAAGTCCTGCGTGCTCGTTTTGCACCACGTTGGCCACGGGGCTAGCGAGCGGCCGCGGGGTTCTTCGGCCATTCAGGCAAATTCTGACTTTCTCATCGGCGTATTCCGAGACGAAAACGCCATGACGACTACCGCACAGGTAATTCACCAGAAGGACGGCGAGATTATCAAGCCGGTCATGTTCTCGCTGCAAAGCGTTGACCTTGGGAAAGACGCAGACGGCGACCCGATTACCAGCCTTGTGCCGCATCACCTGTGTAACGCCGACGAAGTGCTCGCCCAGGACAAGCGCAAGCGCGAGGGCAACATGGGCCGGCTTCTGGCAGCGATTGCCACAGGTTGCCCGGAGAGCGAAGCCCGGGATCGGTTCTATGCCTCCCAGGGCGACAAGACTCAGGAAGCCAAACAGAAGGCATTCCGGCGGACTCTCGATGCCGCAATCGGGGCCGGTGCGGTGCTTTGCGAGGGCGATTGGCTGTCCATTTCGCCCGTTCAGGAGGCCGGACATTGAAACGCTACCCGGACACTTCTTTCGCTCAAGCCGGACATAAAAACCCTGCCGGACACTCGCGCGCGCGTAAGGGAAATGTCCGGCTGTCCGGCCGGACATTGCCCGGACATTTACGCGCTCGCTCATGTCCGGGTGTCCGGCTGTCCGGTGTCCGGGTTCGATAAATGGAAGGGAAAAGGAGGGAATAGATGGTTGACGATCTACAAGCACAAATCGCAGCCGCACAGGCGCTGATGACGAACAAGGCAGACCGGGTGCTGCAGCCGGGGCCGGATGGGAAGTTGATCCGGGCACTGCAGGCTGTGGCGCATATCCCGCCAGGGCAGCGGATGACTAGGGCGGATGTGCGGGCATCGGATGGCACTGTGCAACGGGATTACGTCGTTGTCCTGGCCGAGGTCGGGGCAATACGCCATGTCGGGGGGCAGGGGCGCGGGGCGCTTCACCACTATGAGCGGCTTGACCTGTGGTTTGAGGTGGCGCCCGCCAAGACTCGGCCGAGGGGCGAGGAAGAGAAGCAGCGACGCAAGGCGGCAGAAAAAACGGTCTGCACCTGGGAAATTCCCCCCTGTGAACTGGCAAACGTGCTCGGCCTTAACTCCATTCCGCGCATGCGGATCAAGTCAACCAGGCGGCATGTCCTGCGAGGTGGCGAATGAACAAGCGAGAGCCGTATTCAGACGACTACCTGCGCGAGATTGAGCGGGTCAAGCGGGAGCAAGACGAGGCCGTACAGCGCACTTTGCTCGAGATGCACTTGGCGCGGGAAAGGAAGCTGGAGCAGTTGCGGGAGAAGGAGCAGGGGAAATGAGCGCAGCCGAATATGGTTTCCTGTTCGGGCTGTGGTCCGGCCTCGTTATCGGTGGCGTCTCTGCGTTTCTGTGGGCGCAGTCTCGGGAGCGCAGCGCACGGCGTAGGAGAAAGGCTATCTCGCCTCCGAAGAAGCCGGTGCCGCAGGTTGATGAAAGGCAGTTGCAGCGATGGCTGAGGGGGGAATTGTGATGGGGGCTATGCAGCGCAACAAGGGCGCAGCAGCGGAGCGGGAACTGTTCGGCCTGCTGTCCGACCTACTCGGCTTTGTGGTCCGCCGAAACGTGGATCAAGCGCGCAAGGGCGGGGCAGATGGCATTGAGATCCCAGGATGGGCGATTGAGTGCAAGCGGCAGGAACAATGGGAATCCCGGTGGTGGGATCAGGCAAGGCAACAGGCCGACATTGCTGCCCGGATGCCGGCGCTGTGTTACCGGGCTTCCAGACAGCCGTGGCGCGTTCGGGTGCTGCTGCAGGATGTTTCCGTGTGCCTGGGCAGCATGGCCAGCATGACGAACTCCTATGGGGGCGCGTGGGTCGAGATGGACTTGCCCACGTTCGCCATGATCGTGCGGGAGTCGTTGCCGGTAGCGAAGCGGGAGGCGGCATGAAAGTAGAACGCGGCGTTATGGTTATGAAGGACGGCAAGGCGTGGGGCATCGTGTACGAAGATGGGCACAGCACAAGCTATGGATGGATGGCGCCAGAGGATGCACCGATACATAACCCGAAGTTTGTGCGGCGACCAGAGGACGTAACCTATCGGGGCTCGCACCAAGTGCCCGAACTGCGGACGGGCAGGCTTGTGCACGTTGAGCGGGTAACGGAGGTGCGCATCGTTTCCCCGGAGGCGGCGCCCGAATGAATTGGCCGCAGATCATCACCGAACTCCTGCGCCTGCGGCATCCCGACGGGCGAATGGTCTGGAACTGCGCCAGCATCGCTCGGCACTGCGGCTGCACTCGCGCACGCATCGGGCAGTTGCGGCAACCCGGTACCGAACCGTCGTGGCATGTCGGCGAACGACTCCGACAACTTCATGCCGCAAATGTAAAACACATTTGACGCAGCATTCCGTATAAGGATTTATCCCGTGGGATAGGTCCGTCTATGGCTACCGTCAACGATGTGCGCGCGTCTTTGGATTCACTCGAATCCGTGCGCACTCGGGCCGACAGTCTTTCCATTCAAATCAGGTCGCTGGAAGAGCAAGTTGATCGGCTTAATGCCGAACTTGACACTTTGCGCCCGGCTGTCGTTTCGGCTGAACAGTCGTTCAGATCGAAGGCGGCGCAACTCGACATTACGAAGTCTTGAAAATCTACTGTAGAAACAAATAGATGGCGAAGGGCGCAAAAACAGGCGGTCGCGTTGCTGGTGTGCCGAACAAGGCAACCGCAGAAGCGCGCGAAGCGATAGCGCGTTTCGTCGATGGCAATGCACACAGGTTGCAGGAGTGGCTTGATCGCGTGGCGGATGGCGTGAAGGACGAGGATGACAAGTTCATTGTCGAGCCGAACCCGGAGAAAGCGTTCACGCTGTTTCAGTCGGTCATTGAGTACCACGTGCCCAAGCTGGCGCGCACGGAGCACACAGGCAAAGACGGCGCGCCGATGCAAGTGGAAGAGGTCCGCCGCGTCATTGTGGACGGGCCTCGTGAAGCTTGAACTGCCCACGCCGCGGGTTTACGTGCCGCTTCTGCAGCCGGCGCGCTACAAGGGCGCGTACGGCGGTCGTGGTAGTGGCAAATCGCACTTTTTCGCCTCGCTGTGGGCCGAGGAAAACATCGTCCGGAAGGTGGATTGTGTATGCCTGCGGGAAGTGCAGAAGGACTTGAAGTTCTCGGTCAAGAAACTGCTTGAATCGAAGCTTGAGGACATGAACGCCGGCTTCTACTTCGAAGTGCAGGATCGCATCATCAAGCCCAAGTCCGGCGGCGTGACGATTTTCGAAGGCATGCAGAACCATACGGCCGACAGCATCAAGTCTCTTGAATCGTTCGATGTGGCGTGGTTCGAGGAAGCGCATCGCGCGTCTGACAAGTCGCTCACCATCCTGCGCCCGACGATCCGCAAGCCTGGCTCGCAATTGTGGTTCTCGTGGAACCCGGAAAGCCCGGAAGACCCGATAGACAAGCTCTTGCGTGGCGACACTCCCCCGCCTGATTCCATCGTCGTGCGCACGTCGTATCGCGATAACCCGTTTCTATCGGCCGAGATGCGGCAGGAACTGGAGAGCGACCGCAAGCGCGATCCGGAAAAGTTTCGCTGGGTGTGGGAAGGCGAGTATCTGACGCACAGCAATGCGCGCGTGTTCCATAACTGGCGCGTGGAAGAGTTCGATATCGATCCCACTTGGACGCTGCGCCAAGGCGCCGATTGGGGCTTCAGCATCGATCCTTCCGTGCTTGTTCAGTGCGCCATCGTGGGCCGCACGCTCTACATCACGCACGAGGCGTACATGGTCGGCTGCGAGATTGACATGCTGCCGACTCTGTTCATGACCGTGCCTGATGCGGAGAAGTGGCCGATTGTGGCGGACTCGTCTCGCCCCGAGACGATCAGCTACATGCAGCGCAACGGCTTCAAGAAGCTTGTGCCGGCCATCAAGGGCGCGCGGTCGCTTGAGGAAGGCGTCGAGTTCCTGAAAGCGTTCGATATCGTCGTGCATCCGCGCTGTCAGCACACCATCGACGAACTGACGATGTATGCCTACAAGGTCGACGACCTGACCGGCAATGTGCTGCCTGTGCTGTCGGACAAGGATAACCACGTCATCGACAGTCTGCGCTATGCCTGCGAAGGTGCGCGCCGTGCCACGAAGGCGCCGAAGAAGGAAGTCAAGGAACTCGACGAGTACGGCAACCCGGTTGGCAAGAACTACATCGCGCCGATGGGATGGATGGCATGACGCCGCGCAACCTGACTCTCGGCCCGGCTTCGTGTCACATCGGCCATGCGGATATCGGCCTGCGTGCCGATCTGACCGACGGTCTGCGCGAAGTCACTAGCGTGCATGTGCCCGAAGCGGACCGGCGCAAGGGCTGGGGCACGGCGCTTATGCACTACCTGACTGGCGCAGCCGATCAGCATGCGGTTGCACTGCTCGTCGAGGTCAAGTCCGAAGGCGAGATGACGAGCGGCCAACTCGAAGCGTTTTACGCGAAGCATGGCTTCGTGCGCTTTCAGGCCGAGCCGGAAGTGCTGATGGTTCGGGTGCCGCAATGAGCCTAGACGACAGCATCGACGCCGATGACGGCAAGTTGGCATACGACAAGGACGGCATCCTTGCCGAACTGCGCAAGCGCGTGCAGTGGTCTGTGGACTTCGATGCCGATACGCGCGCCGAAGCCTTAGAAGATTTGCGCTTTGTGGCCGGGCAGCAATGGCCGGATGCGTGGCGACGTAGCCGGGAACTGGAAGCGCGGCCGTGCCTCACGATCAACAAACTGCCGGCGTTTATCCACCAGATCACGAACGACCAGCGGCAGAACAAGCCGAGCATCAAGATTCACCCGGTCGATGACAACGCGGACGTTGAGACTGCGCAGATCATCCAGGGCTTGATCCGGCACATTGAGTACAGCAGCAATGCGGACTTCTGTTACGACTCCGCAACGGCCAATGCTGTACAGATCGGGTTCGGGTACTTCCGGCTTATCACGGAATACTGTGACGAGATGTCCTTCGATCAGGACATTAAGTTCCAGCGTATCCGCAACCCGTTCACGGTCTACTGCGGGCCGCATCTGGAGCCGGACGGCTCCGACATGCTCTGGTGCGTCATCAGCGAGGAAGTGCCGCGCGATGAGTTCAAGCGCGAGTATCCGAACGCCAACGCTAGCGACTCGGCGAACTGGCCGACTGGTCCCGGCGATGCAAACGTGCAATGGATGTCGGTCGATTCCGTGCGCGTGGCCGAGTATTACCGCATTGAACTGAAGCCGGCCACGTTGTGCATGATGGCCGACGGTACGACGGGCTACAAAGACGAGATGCCGAACTATGACCCGGCTTTCTGCGTCAAGGAACGCGCAACGCATAAGCGCGTGGTCATGTGGCGCAAGTGCACGGGTTACGACGTGCTCGAAGAACGCGAGATTCCGGGCCGATTCATCCCTGTGTTCCCGGTCTACGGCGACGAGATCGACCTGGACGGCAAGGTGCTTCGCAGTGGCGTTGTGCGGTTCGCCAAGGACCCGCAGCGCATGTACAACTATTGGATGACTTCGGCGACCGAGGAAGTCGCCCTGCGCCCCAAGACGCCGTTTATCGGGGCAGAAGGACAGTTTGAGGATTACGAAGATCAGTGGTCACAGGCTAACAATCGGTCGTTTGCGTACCTGACGTACAAGCCCACGACCGTTGACGGCATCCTCGTTCCGCCTCCGCAGCGTTCACAGCCGGCCGACATCCCGAGCGGCACGCTTGCGCTGGCGATGCATGCGAACGACAACATCAAGGCGACCACGGGAATCTTCGATGCATCCCTCGGTGCGCGTGGCAACGAAACCAGCGGGCGCGCGATCCTTGCGAGGCAGCGCGAAGGCGACGTTGCGAACTATCACTACGTCGACAACCTGTCGCGCGCCATTCGGCATGCCGGGCGCGTGATCGTTTCGTGGATTCCGAAGATTTACGACACGCAACGCGTTGTGCGGATCATGGGCGAGGATGAATCGCTTAAGTTTGAGACGGTGAACAAGGTCGAACTGAAGCACGAGGTTGACGAGTTCACCCGGCAAATCCAGACCATCGAGAACGTGCTTAACGACGTGCGCGTGGGCACGTATGACGTAACTGTGACCACTGGCCCGGCCTACTCGACGATGCGGCAAGAAGCAGCGCAGGCTATGGTGGAGTTCGGGCAGTCGTGGCCAAAGCTGATGGACATTGCTGGCGACAAGGTCGTGGCGGCGATGGATTGGCCCGGCGCCGAGGGCATTGCGGAGCGTATCAAGCGCACGATCCCGCCCGAACTCACGCGCGAGAAGGACGAAGGCGAAGAGGAAGATTTGCCGCCGCAAGTTGTGCAGCAAATCGAGCAGGCGACGAAATACATTGAAGTCTTGCAGCGGGAAAACCAGATGCTGAAGGCTGAGACGCTGCAGAAGGCCGAGGATCGCAAGCTTGAGAAGTACAAGGTAGATGTCGATGCGACCACGAAGGTCGTGATCGAAGAGATGAAACAGCAAATGCAGCCGCTGCAAGACTTGGGCGGTCGCATCCAGCAAATTGAAGCGGCGCTCGGTCAACTTGCCGATGCGCTTGTTCCCGCTCCCGTGATGGGAACCGGATTTGAACAAGGACCGATGCAATGACCGTTAGACTTCTGCGCCCGTTTGAGGCGTATCCGGCTAATTCTGTCGTTTCGCTAGACCGTGGAACGGAGGCGGCGCTGGTGTCGCAGCTTGCGGCGTCGACTGAGTTTGGTAACGGCGTTCCGTGGTCGCCAAATAGCCCCTATGACGTGGCGCCGGAGAATGCCGTAAATGTGGCGCTGACTGGTAATCCGTCACTGGATTTCGATGCGTTGCAGTCCGCATTGAAAGTGGGCGGGGTCGTGCGCGTCATGACGCCCGGGACCTACGTAATTCCGGACTCGCTCATCGTCTACTCGCGGACGGCGCTGTATATCGGTCCCGGGGTAAACATTGTGATGGCGCCCGGTGCCGGTGGCCGTCCAGTGCTGCAGAACTATGCGTTCACGCAGCGCAACAACAGAACAAACGTAACGATTACTTGGTCGGCCGGAACCTCGGCGACAGTCACTTGGGCTAATCACGGGCTCGTCGTCGGTGACTCAATGTGGCTGCAGGGTTCCACGCTGTCAGTATTCAACCTTGTGGCCACCGTTCTGTCAGTGACTGACGCGAACACTGTTGCCATTCAGTTGAACTACGTACCAAGCGGCGCACCGTCAGGACAAGCAACGGCGGTGAAGTGTGATCGTGACATTACGTTGCAGTGCGATGGGTTGATCGATTACAACTGGCCCCTTAACACGACTGGCACTTCAAACATTAATTCGTGCGCGGTCAACATGGGGCTAATTCAGAATTTCCGTGTATTCCGCCTGAATGTGGCGCGGGCGGAAAAGTATGCTCTGCACACTGGCGCGATACGTGACGGCATCATCATGGGCCTGCATTGCCCGATAACGAACTCCGACATGCTGCACATGTACGGGCCGCAGCAGAACGTGCAGGCCATCGGGATCAGCGGTAACAATGGCGATGATGGAGTCGTCGTGCATCCGTATGAAGCGCCCGGATTCCCCAACTTCCAATGGACGCGCGGCGATTGCATTGGCGTTCGGGTGCGTGGCACGAATATCCGCACGGCGCTAGCGGCAGGCGCCATCTGCGTGGCGTATCCGAACGATGTAGACCGCCTGTTCGTGTCATTCGAAGATGTTGGCGGGCGGACGTTGCAAGGCGAAGCGGTGCGCGTGAACGCGAGCAATAGCGCGAACGATGTAGCGGACTATGTCTACATCAATGGCGTTAGCGCGCAGTGTCGCTTTGGCGTGCAAATCAACCGGAGCGCGTCGAACGTTTGCACGGTGCGTAAGTTGGAGATTGTTCCCACTACGTTCCAGCCGCAACTTGATTCGCCTTCTACTGGCATTCCGATTCTTATCTCGACGGCTTGCGTTGTTCTAGATGGCGATGTCGGCGTGAACATTACCGAGCCGTCTTTCGGAAACGGGGCGGCGCAGTTTGCTGTGCAGGCGACTGGAACGTATCGGCGCTTAGTAGTGCGCGGCTTTATCAATGGCGGGGCGACGGGGCGAGCGGTCAACATTGCCACGGCACAAACTGGCCATCTCATTGTGAGCATGGAACAGCGCACGGGTGACGGCATGATTGGTGGGTCGCTGGTGTCTGGAAACATCACCTTGTTTCATTGCGACACTCAGATACCCCAAATCATTTCGACTTCGGGAACATCTGGAACGATCAACGTAAACCTGCACGGAAATCGATTCAACAACGCATCGGGCGGCATTGTGCGGTCTACTACTGGAACGTTCAACGTGCGCAGTGCAGGCAATAACGTGATCGAAGGAACATCTGTTCCGGTAGTGGCGCCGTCGGGTACTCCGGTATTTAACGTATATGGCTTTGACTTGGCGCTAGACCCAATTGCGGTGACGACGCTTGGCGCGACAAACGGCCAATACTGCACCAGCACGCAAGCCGGCGTAGAAGGCGGACCCGCAGTGCGCACGCCGGCCGGCTGGGTGGCGCTCGGCACTGGTGCCAGCGGCGTGAATACGGTTATCACTTAACGCGGCAGCGCCTTCCGTTAAAGGCGCAAGCACCGTCGAGATGACGGAGCATCCCCGAAACGCGACTCCCGAGATGGGAACTCGCTGTAGATGGAGGCAGGACAATGGAAGAAACCAGCCTAGGCGGCGTGGTTGCGGAAGAACCGCATCCGCTCGCCGAACTGATGGAGCAGCAACCCGCTACCGAGCCTGAACAGGCAGAGGAAGCGGAGCAGGAAGAGAAGGAAGAGAAGCCGACTAAGACTTACTCGCAGGAGGAGGTCGATCGCATTGTGCGCAAGTCCAAGCGCAATGCGGCGTATCTCGCCCGCAAGGAAGCCGAAGCGGAACTCTACAAGCGTATGTCGGAAGAACGCACTGCACAGCCCGTGCAGAAAGCGGAACCGACAGACGCCGCACCGCAGCGCGATGCCTTCGAGACGTACGAGGAATATATCGAAGCGCGTGCAGAGTACAAAGCGGAACAGAAGGTGCAGAAGGCGCTCGCCGAGATGGAATCGCGGCAGCAGCGCAGCACGCAAGAAGGAACGCAGCAGCAGCGCGTTCAGCAGTTCCAGGCGCAACTTCAAAAGGTGCGCACGGAAGTGCAGGACTTTGACGCTGTCATGGAAGCTGCAGACGAAGTGCCCCTTACGCAAGCGATGCGCGAGGCGATCCTAGAAAGCGATGTCGGTGCGTTGCTCACGTACCACCTGGCTAAACACCCAGCGGAAGCAAGTCGAATCAGTCAGCTATCCCCCGTTGCGCAAGTCAAGGCGCTCGGACGGATTGAAGCTGATATTGCAACGACTAAGGCGCCGCAAGTGAGCAAGGCACCGGACCCGATCAGGCCAATTGGTAGCGGCAAGTCTACGACTGCTGACCCTGCAAAGATGTCTATGCAGGAGTATGAGCAGTTGCGCCGCAAGCAAGGGGCACGTTGGGCTCGGTAAGGATTCACCCCGTCTTAAAGGGTACTTGCCGTGTCTAATTCATTCGCAACTACCAGCGTTGTAGCCAAAGAGTCTTTGGCCATCCTGGAAAACATGCTGACTTTCTCCAAGGGCGTGAACCGCTCGTGGGAGTCGGAATTCTCGTCGAACATGGCCCGAGGTTACGCGCCGGGTCAGACCATCAACATCAAGCGGCCTCCGCGGTATACGTGGCGTGCCGGTCGTGTGGCAGTTCCGCAGGGCACGATTCAAAGCACTGTGCCTCTGACGCTGACTCAGGGCGGTACCGACCTGAACTTCAATTCTCAGGAACGTACCCTGAGCATTGCGCAGATGGAACCTATGCTGATGGGTGCCATGGCGACTGTCGCTAACGAAGTGGATCGTCAAGGCCTCGACCTTGCGCGTACCGCGACGTATAACGCGATCCTCTCGCCGGCTGGCACTGGCGTGGTTCCGACCACGCAAGCGCAAGCCCTGCAGTTCTTCACGCAAGCCGGTCAACGTCTCGACGAGATGGCGGCGCCTCGTGATCGCCAGCGGTCCTTTGTCATGAATCCGGCACTCAATGCGGGCATGGTGCAAGGTCTCGCCGGGCTGTTCAACTCGCAGTCCAAAATCTCGGACCAGTACGGCAGCGGCATGATGGTCGATGCGCTCGGCTTTAACGTGGCGATGGATCAGAACGTCGTGAACCATACGGCGGGCACGCAGCCGGCGACGGCGGCTAACGCGGTGAACGGTGCCGGGCAATCCGGTTCCACTATCACTGTGAACGGTGCGGCGATCACGGGCACGATCTCCCGTGGAAGCAAGATCACTTTCGCCAACGTTTTCGCGGTTAACCCGCAGTCTCGCCAGTCCACTGGCGTGCTTGCGCAGTTCACCGTGACGGCGGATGTGTTGGCTTCGGCTACGTCGATCCCGATTGCGCCCGCTCTGACGCCTTCCGGTGCGTTCCAGAACGTCACGGCTTCTCCGGCCAACAACGCCGCGCTTAACGTGTTTCAGGGCAACGCGGCTGCTTACGCTTGCAATATCGCGTATCACCGCGATGCCTTCACGCTGGCCACTGTGCCGCTTTACGCGCCTCCGGGCGGGAAGGGCGTCATCAGTGTGGCGCAGGAGTCGCACAAGGGCGTGAACATGCGCGTGATCGAGGCGTATGACCCGGTAAACGACAACTACATCATGCGATTCGATATCTTGTTCGGATGGGCGGCAACGTACCCAGAACTCGCTGTCATCGCTGCGGTGTAAGGGAGAACGAACATGACTGTTGCACTCATCCAGGCATATTCGGGTTACCCGGCGGGGCAGGTTTGCGAGTTTCCGGCTTCAACGGAAGCGGCAATGATCGCCCAAGGCATTGCAACTAACAGCACGGCGGCCCCGACCACGGGTGCGGCCACTGCGAACGCGATGAAGGGTTCTTGCGCTATCGCTGCCGGCGCGTCGTCTGTCGTCATCACCAATCCTTACGTGACCATCAGTAGCTTCGTGATGGCCGTCGTGGCGCAAACCACGGCGGACGCCACGTTGCTGCGTGTGGAGCGTGTCGTGCCGGCTAATGGATCGTTCACGATCTTCGGCACGGCCAACGCGACTGCGACCACGCGGATTGACTGGTGCGTTATCAACAACTCGCCCACTACGCCGGACTAACGGCGTTATGCCGGGGAGGGCGAAAGCTTTCTCCGGCAACTAGGAGCGCAAATGTTCCTCGAGTACCCGAAGATGATCTACGGCCCGAACGGCGAGGAAGTCGTCGTTGAGGACGAAGCCGGAGAACTGGCACAGCTTGCCGAATGGGCAGGTGATGTGCCGGAAGAAGCGAACGAGCCGGCGGTTATCCGTCGCGGCCCGGGTCGCCCGCGCAAGGTGGCGTAAATGGCATACAACACGGTTGGCGATCTGATCCGGGCGGCGATGGGTAAGCTCGTCGTCATCGGCACGCAGGAAACGCTAACCGATGCCGACATGCAGACCGGGCTTGACGCTATAAATGGTCTGCTGGATTCGTGGTGGACTCAGTCGCTTGCGGTTTATACGATTGAACAGCAAAACTTCCCGATCACGGCCAACGTGGGAACGTACGCGATTGGCCCGGGGCAAACGTGGAATGCCACGCGCCCGGTCAGGATCGTCAACGCATTTGCGCGGTACCTGAACGTCGACTACCCGGTAAAGCCAATCGACCGTGTGCAGTACGACGGCATCCCGTACAAGACGGCAGGCGGCATTCCGCTGGTGCTGTTCTATGACCGTTCTTACCCAACCGGGAATATCACGCTGTACCCGGTTCCTAACGTGGCGATGGATTTGTATCTCGACACGTTCGCGCAAATTCAGGAGTTCACTGCCTACACAGACCCGATCAACCTTCCTCCGGGCTACGCGCGGGCGCTGATCTTCAATCTGGCTGTCGAACTGGCAGACGACTATGGCAAACCGGTGACGCCGAACATTCAGCGGCAGGCGGACCTGTCGCTGGGCAACTTGAAGCGACTCAATCGGCAGGATCAGATCCTGCGCTATGACTCGGCGCTTCTGGTGAACTCGCCTTACAACGTCTATTCGGATACGTACCGATGACGCAGCCGATACAACTGTTCGGGCTAGGCGTGCAGGGCAAGTCACCGAACGTGACGGCACAGCGGCGCGTGAACCTGTACGCCGAGATCCAGTTCGAGCAGGACAAGACGCGCGTGGCGTACTTCCCGACTCCGGGCCTAGCGCCGTTCGTGTCGCTGGGTGCGACGCCGATCCGCGGAATGCACACGGTGTCGGTGTCCGATCTGCTGTATGCAGCGCAGTTCGACAAGTTTTACAGCATCAACGCGGCTTCCGGAATTACGGAACTCGGGACGTTTGGCACGTCATCCGGCCGCGTGAACATGGCTGACGACGGCACGAGAATCCTGATGGTCGATGGAACGGCGGGGTACTACTACAACGTCAATACGGGCGTGTTCAGCACGATTGCGGATGCGGACTTCCCGAACGGGGCGACTACGTGTTGCTTCCTGTCCGGCCGGATGGTCGTCGAAGTGCCGGGAACGGGTC